TTATGGGTTATGAGGGGGAATAAAAGGGGAAAGGTTTTCTAGGGTATTGCGAAGAGCGTCCTTCATATTATTTGTTACGTGGGTATAAATTTCGAGGGTGGTTTTGGTGTTAGAATGACCTAATCTTTCCGAAATAACCTTGATAGGAACACCTTGTTCAATAAGTAGTGCTGTATGCGTATGCCTGAACATATGGGATTTAAGTCCGAGGTTCGCTAAGTGGTATCTCACAAGGTTGTAGTTGATGTTAAAGAGGTAAGGTTCTTTGGTTATAAAATCTTTGAGGATATTTAAAACTTCTTGGCTAACTTCGATAGTTCGAAGGGATTTAAGTGTTTTTGGGGGTGTAATTTCATCGAATTGGGTTTTGGTCTTTGAGATTTTAATAGTTTTATTTTCAAAATCTATATCAGAAGGGCTAAGAGCAAGAACTTCTCCGACTCTCATACCGGTATGTAGTTGAATATAAGCAATGCATTTAACTGTTGGGTTTTTAATTTGGTCGAGGGTACTTTGGATCTGGTTTTTTTCGATGTATTTGGTTTTATCAAAGTCCTTCATCTTTTCTGACTTAGAAGGGGTATATTCTAGGTTTAAGTTGAAGGTATCACAATGGTATTTTTTTACATATTTGAAGAAGTTGTTGAGGATAGCTACCTTAACTTGGATAGTTTTGTAACTATACGCACCTCGTAAGTGATATATTTGTTGTTCTAACTTGATTTTAGAGAGGTCATTTAACGTTCCTTTGGGTATTGATTCAAGTGTTTTTTTGTAAGTAAGGAAGGTCTGTTTGGTTAACGTTTTTTCTTTCAATTGAAGGTACTCTTTAACTATGGTTGAGGTTGGTTTGTTGAGGGGGTTAGTGTTAAGTATACCTTCAATTCGGGTATTTAATTCTTCCAAAGCAGCTTTTTGAGTTGCTCTAGTTTTATTATTTTTGGTGATCGAAATACGTTTAGTTCGGTTAGTTGTGGGGTCTTTGTAAGTTTGAACATATTTAAATTTTCCATTTTTTAATTCTTCGATATACATCTAGAGGTCACCTCTTTTCCTTCATTATTTTTTATTTTGAACCTCTTGTTTGGTATTCAATAGGGTTAACATACTTTCAAATTCTAGACGTTTTTTGCTTGCTTGGTATTCTTCGTCTAAGAAGGTCATTATTTGGGTTAATGTACGAGTTACAAATTCTACATTAGATTCATTAAGAGTTAGTTTTTTGTAGCGGACAATATTTGGGGTTTCTATTGATTTAATGGTGTCTTCTAATATTTGGTGTAAATCTATGAATTTTTTAATATCCTTCAATTTGTTGTCAAGAAGGCTTGATTTTTCTACATTGAAGAATTTAGCAATTGTTTCTAACTTTTCAATGCGAGGGAAATTACGTCCGTTGACCCAATCTAGCACCGTGGTATACTTGATATTTATAGCATTAGCAAATTCTTTATAATTGAGACTTCTTTGATGTATTAGGTGTTTTAAATTTAACGCAAAAACTTCTTTATCCGTCATAAGGGTATCTCCTTTCAAAAACATACGAAAATTAGGTTTAAAACTATGTAACTCTAGAATATCATATCTAGCATGGGTTTGTCAATACCTCTTTTTAAAATATTTAACTTTTTTTCGAGTTTTTTGAAATTTTTTTAATTTTTTTGTTGCAAAAACACGAAAAATGCGTTATTATATATTATAAAGAAGGAGGAGGTTGATTTATATGTCGAAGTATAAATTGAAGGTTCTGAGGGTGTTGAATGGCTTAACTTTGAAGGAAGCTGCCGATAAATTAGGCATTTCAAGTGCAACGTTAAGCAATTGGGAACGAGGTGTTACATTCCCAGATGCTTTACAAATCAAAAATATCGAGATTCTATATAAGACAAAATACGAGGGTATCGATTTTTTTAACGCAAATAAAACGTAATAGACGTTTTTTAGAGGGTAAGTAAGGAGGTAGAAAACATTTGGTTGAGATTTACGATGCGTTTAGCGACAAACTTAAGAACCCTGAGAATTGGGTAGGTCGTAAGGAGTTAATGGTTGAGCTAGGTTTAGAGGGTTCGAAGGATAAGTTCAACAATTACCTTAAAGACATTGAGAGATTAGAGGATTCTTACATGTACGTTCAGGGTACGTTGAAAACAAACAAAACATACAATAAGGTTAGAGTTTATAACTATATAAACCACATCAACAGGTTGGTTGAAAGAGAGGGTATTTAAAATGGTGTTAAGAGGTTTAGGTTTAAAATTAATGGTTGGGTTAATCAATTTAATGAGTTTGACATTGGCTTTAATATTAGGGTTAGAGGTTATGCAAATGGTTGGGTTATTGTTATTAGTAAATTTAATAGCGGTATTTACAGTAGAAGGTAAATAGGGGGATATAAAAATGAGAAACGAAATATTTAAGTGGGTAGAAGGTTTTGAACGAAGATATGCGGTAAGTCGAGATGGTGTGGTTTTGTCGTTTTGTAACAACAAAATTAGAAAAATTAGACCTTATCGTTCAGGTAAAGGGTATAGGAAAGTAACATTATTTGATGCTAATGGTAAACCAGTTAAGCTATTTGTTCATAGATTAGTAGCGACAGCGTTTATACCTGTGGTTGAGGGAAAACCTTACGTAAACCATATTGATGGGGTTAAAGATAACAATAAGGTTAACAATTTAGAGTGGTGCAACGCAAGTGAGAACGTCTTACATGGTCTAGCTTTACGTCAATTAAAAATGGAGGTAACTGCAACATGTTAATTGCTATGGTAAGAATTAAAGGTTTCGAAGGAAACTTAAGTGATGATATTCACTTCTTTCACACCGATATTGAGAATTTAAAACGTGGAGATGTGGTTTTGGTATTTGGAAGGTACGGGTTGGAACTAGCCTTATTTGAGAATTACACAATTTCAGAGTTGAACCCTAAAGGGGTAATTATTGATAAAGTTTCGGGGAACCGAGTAAAGATAAGGGTATATGAACAACGTAAGTTGCTTGGATTAACAGCTAAAGCTGAGTTTGAGGCTACGGTTAATGCTTTAAATAAGAAATTTGGGAGGTAGAAAACAATGGAGAGACGTGTGTTAACAATGGAAGAAATTTATATGGGTGATTTGAGTGAGGTTAAGGTTGAGCGTCCTCGACCTTTACAAAAACCTAAACCAGCACCTAAACCAACAAGGGTATATCCTTCATTAAACGAGGTTAAGGAAGAGGTAATGAAGGGGCTTCGTGAAATCACAAGAGGCAGCGACCTTGAGGGTATTTTCGAGGGCGAAGAAGATGAAGAGTTTGAGATTGAGTATGCTGAAGTCGATGAAGTCTTTGAGGATGAAGATGAAATCACATCAAACGCTGATTCTGACTGCTTTAATGAGATTTTGGAAAAACATTTAGGTGAACTAGACTTTGACGCTGCTAACGCAAATGAGGTCTACGAGGGGTATGTTCGAGAAATGGAAGAATTAGGATTAAATTATTTGAGTGAAGACGAATTTATGACTGTAGTTCAGACTGATTATAAATAAAAATTTTTCTCCTACAACCCCAAGGGTTTCGGGGTGTTTTCAGGCAAATTTAAGTGTGAGTTATGTTTTTTCTTTAAAATAAAAATACACAAGGGTATCAAACCCCTTGATACTTAAAGGTTTTGAGGGGCTATAAAATTTTAAACACCTTCATAAATAAATAGCTAAAACCTTACAAAACCTTGATTTAATAGGTTTTTAAAACCTAAATAGAGTTTGAAGGGGTATTGAGAGTTTGGTTTATATATCTATGAGAGGATATAAATAATTGATGACTCGTTAATAACATTTAAAAATACAAACCGGGGAGGTGGGAGACTCTTTAATTCCACCCCATCCGAGTTGGCAACACCTTTAGTTTCAGAAGGTTAAATTAAAATAAAATGAATGGAGGTCTACTGTTATGTTAGACAATAAGAACTATAAAATAAAAAGAACCAAAGCCCAGCAGCTAGTGTTGGGGTTTGAGACAGACCTAGGAGGTCTAGCAGGCTTAATGGTTGTGTTAACTGATTATAAAGCAGCAGGTGTCGCTGGGTTGCAAGATGAAAGGGTAATGGGTTGGTTACTAAATAAAATGAGATTTCAGAAATCGGTATTACTGAGGAAACAAAAAGACATTTATGGTTTTTTAGAAGGTTATGAGTCATTTACCTTCGTATACTGGAATGATGTAAAAGACTGCTTAGTAGTTAGAAGACCTCAAGAGGTCAACTCAACAACCCCCTCAACACCTTTGGTATTTAGGGTAAGGAGGTACACAAAAGGGAGTCCTTCAACAGACCCTTCTAAATCAACCTTACTTTCTTTAGACAGCAATGAAGTAAGGGTATTGAAGGATGCCTTAAGTTATGGTCTATTGAGGGATGATTTTAAAGTTAAGATAAACCACAGGTTACATTTAGTTGATTTAATTAACGATTTAAGCGAGGTCTACCAAGCCCTTGAGGGTATGTCCTTAGCTGATATATTCGAGGTTGATTTGAGCCTTGGAGTAACAGAAGGTTTAAGCAAAGGTTTAAACAGGGTATTCGTAGAGGACTTAGCTAGAGAAGGTCAACTTGAGTGTTCAAATAAAGAAGGAGTTGCCCTTCATATAGAAAAAACCCCTGAGGGTATCTTAGAAATAGAAGGCTTTAAATTAGTGGGTTTTTACAGTTTTTTCAAATAATGAAAATAAGGAGGTAGATTCATATAATGTGTAGAAGTTCAAACGACAAGAAAAGGGTATTTTTAGAGGGTGTTGGTTACTTAATGGATAGAATAGAAAGTTTAGAAAGGGTACTGAAAGCCGAGGAAGCTCGAAAGGTTGGAGTAAGTGCAATTGACTACTCCAAGGAGCAATTGAAGGGAGGTTTAGGAAAAGGTGGTATTGAGAGCTTAATAGACAAGACTGACAGATATAAGAAGGATATATACTTAACATGTGTTGAGTTAGTCAAGAGGAAAGACCAAGTCTTTGCCTGTATTAATGAAGTAGCTGACCCTCGGTATTCATTGCTATTAACCTTGAGGTATATCGAGAGGTTAGAGTGGGGTGAGGTCGAGCAAATAATGGGGTTAACGACTAACTCAAGGAATGTTTACCATGCCAAAGCCCTTGGGGTATTGAGGTTGCCTGAAGGTTGTGAGGTCAATGAGGGTTAAGGTTTACCTTCATATCAAAAGGGTATTAACAATTGAATAATAAGAAGTAAATAGGCTTAGAGGTATATGATTGGTATTTTATAAAGCCTATTATTTTTTTTATTTAGAGGAGGTCTACGGGTATTTATCTAGTCAAAAAAAAAAGAATTAGAGAGTATAAACATTTTTAACTTTATATAAACATTTTTAATTAAATATAAACATTTTTAACTTTATATAAACATTTTTAATTAAATATAAACATATATAAGTCAAGATGCGGTAATATAGTAGTATGAAGATTAGGCGAGGTAGTTAGTCCATTCATTTTATTATTTAGTTTCTACCTTCATATAGAGAAAGAGAAGGTCAAAGTTGTACATTTTTATTCATTGTTCGTAAACCTCGCCTAGTCTTTTTTATAAATAGAGTGTTAGTGGCACTCTTTTTTGTTGTATAAGAAAGCCCCTTAGGGTATTGATGAGGTCAATTTTCTAAACACCCCCTGTGTTAATTAAAAGGGAGGTAAATTAGATGTACCCCCTCTATCAAGTACACCCCGGGGTATGAAATAAAAGACCCCTTAGTCAAATAGAGGGGTGGGAGGAGGAAACACCGTGAGGGCTGATAGAACCGGAGCGCATCGCACCGAGTTTGATAAGAATAAAAAGAAGATATTAAAAACTCAAAACGTTTGTGGTATTTGTGGCAATCCAGTAGATAAGAAGTTAAAGTTTCCTGAACCTTTAAGTCCAGTGGTTGACCACATTATTCCAATTGCTAAGGGAGGACATCCTTCAAGCATTGACAATTTGCAGTTGGCACACTTTCACTGCAACCGTCAGAAGTCAGATAAACTATTTAACAACCAAGTTGTTGGTATGGTTAAAGATGTGATTGGTAATCGTGTGTTACCTCAAACGATTGATTGGAAAAACTATAAAAGTAAATAAATAAACAAAATAATAAAAATTTAAAAGAAATAAATAATTTATTTTTTGAAAATTTTTAATTTCAAATGTAGGATGAACTTCAAAAATTTAAAATATTTGAGGTTCTTAAGAATAGGGGGGATTACCCCCGACCCCCGAAAGCCTTGCGGTTCAAGCCGTCACTGTGCATATTTTTTCGTGCAATTGTAGAAGGGGGTAGAAAGAGGTGATAATGTTGAATTATAAAGGGATAAACTACCTTCGAAGTAAGCTCTTAGGGGTGCAATCGGGGGTTAATTTGAGGTTTAAACAGTACTCAATGGAGCATAACGAGATGCAGTTGGGTATTACAATTCCTCCACAATTAAGATTACAGTACCAAGCAGTGCTTGGTTGGTGTACCAAGGCTGTAGACAGCCTAGCTGATAGACTGGTATTTAGGGAGTTTGAAGATGATAAGTTCAATGTCAACGAGATTTTCAAACAAAACAACCCTGATATCTTCTTTGATAGCTTGATTTTGTCGTCATTAATAGCAAGTTGTAGCTTTGTTTACATCTCAAAAGGCGATAGTGGTATTCCAAGGTTACAAGTAATAGAAGCGTCAAACGCTACGGGTATTATTGACCCAATAACAGGGCTGTTAACAGAGGGCTACGCGGTCTTAAAAAGAGATGAATTTAGCAGACCATTAATGGAGGCTTATTTCACAAGCGAAGAAACGGTAATAATTGATTTAATTAACAAACAAGAAATGGTTGTTAGAAACCCTGCGGGTATTCCATTATTAGTACCTGTTATACATGCTCCAGATAGTGTAAGACCTTTTGGTAGGTCTAGGATAACTAAATCGGGTATGTACCAACAAAAATTAGCAAAAAGAACATTAGAAAGAGCTGATGTGACGGCTGAGTTTTACTCGTTCCCACAAAAATACATATTAGGTATGGATGAAGATGCTGAACCATTAGAGACTTGGAGGGCAACAATTTCAAGTATGCTACAAATCACAGCTAGTGGGGATGGTAACACTCCTACAGTTGGGCAATTTACAACTCCTTCAATGTCGCCTTTCACAGAGCAATTAAGAACAGCTGCTGCTCTTTTTGCTGGAGAAATGGGGTTAACATTAGATGATTTAGGGTTTGTTTCAGATAACCCTTCAAGCGTCGAAGCAATTAAAGCGTCGCATGAGAACTTAAGGCTTGCTGGCCGTAAGGCTCAACGCTCGTTAGGTAGTGGGTTACTAAATGTAGCTTATGTAGCTGCTTGCTTGAGGGATGATTTCCATTACGAAAGGTCGGTATTTATTAATACTAAACCTAAATGGGAGCCGTTATTTGAGGCTGATGCTAATATGCTAACATTAATTGGTGATGGTGTAATCAAGTTAAATCAAGCAATTCCTGGGTATTTAACAGCTGAGGTAATTAGAGATTTAACAGGTATAAAAGGTAACATGGAGGCAACACCTAAAGTTGCTGATGATACATTATCTGTTGGGGTATCTACCAGTGAGGTATCTAACATTTTAAGTAAATATCAAAACGGTATTTTATCTAAAGATAACGCTAGTTTACTAATCAGTTCTACAGGTTTATCGAAACAAGAGGCTGATCGGATGGTAGATTCCACGGTAACAAAGGGTGATGATAATGAGTAGTCCGTTATTAAAAGAAATAAAAAAAGAATTTAATGAAAAGATAGCTGATTTAAAGGTAAACCCAACTAGTTATGCTGATGTAAATGATTATGCTATTAAAATAGGAGAGGTCTTAACAGAGGTCTTTGATGGGCATTTAACTGAAATGCACAAAGAGTATATAAGAGAGGTCTTAAACGACAGGTTAAAAGCCAACCACAAGTTAATTGTCGGTAAAGGTAAAGTTGCTCAGGCTAACTTAAATCAACAAGCTAACATAGGATTAGCAGTTCAAACTCCTGAATTAAATCAAGATAGGATTGACGGTATAGTCGGTAGATTGGTTAGAGAGGATTTTGAAGAGGCTAAGTGGTTATTGGATGCTCCTATTGTTAATTTCAGTCAGAGTGTAGTGGATGATATGATAAAGTCCAATGCGGAATTACATTACAGAGCTGGGTTAAGTCCTAAAATTATACGTTTCGAAACTGGTAAATGCTGTAAATGGTGCAAATCCTTAGCTGGTATTTATCAGTATCCGGCTGTTCCAAAGGATGTTTATAGGCGGCATGAACGTTGCAGATGTACAGTTGAATTTACCCCTAAAAAAGGTGTAAAACAAGATGTACATTCGAAAAAATTTAAGTATAGTTTAGATAAATATTAAAATTTTGACCTGTCATAAGTCATAAAACTAGGCAAGTGATTGGAGGAGGAGTTAAATAAAATGACTAAATATGGTTTACAAACTCCAACCCAGTCGGTTATTTTAGACTTCAACGATACACGGTATCAAGAAGCGATTGAGTTATATGAAAAAACCAATTTAGAGGTATATGAGTGGCAACGCAACTTGTTAAAAGACATAATGGCAATTGAGTCTGATGGGTTATGGACTCATCAGAAATTTGGTTATTCGTTGCCAAGACGTAATGGTAAAACTGAAATTGTGTATATATTGGAACTTTGGGCTTTGCACCAAGGTTTGAATATATTGCATACAGCACATAGAATAAGCACATCTCATTCATCTTTTGAAAAAGTAAAGAAGTACTTGGAGAAGATGGGGTATAAAGACGGAGAGGATTTCAACTCAATAAAGGCTAAAGGTCAAGAACGTATTGAACTTTATGCTACTGAAGGTGTAATCCAATTCAGAACTAGAACTAAAAATGGTGGATTAGGTGAGGGGTTCGATTTAATGATTATAGATGAGGCTCAAGAGTATACTTTAGAGCAGGAGTCAGCACTTAAATATACGGTAACTGACAGCCCTAACCCTTTAACCATTATGTGTGGAACACCTCCGACACCAGTGTCTGTCGGTACTGTTTTTACTAAGTTTCGAGAGGCTTGCTTATTTGGTAAAAGTAAATATTCAGGCTGGGCTGAGTGGTCTGTTGATTCAGAAAAGGAAATTGATGATGTTGATGCTTGGTATTTGACTAACCCTTCATTAGGTTATCACTTAACGGAGCGTAAAATTGAGGCGGAGTTAGGTGAGAACAAATTAGACCACAACGTTCAGAGGCTTGGGTATTGGCCGACATTCTCTCAAAAATCTGCAATAAGTGAAAAAGAATGGGATGCCTTGAAGTTCGAGGGTACTCCTGAGTTCAAAGGTAAGTTATTTGTGGGTATTAAATTTGGGAATGATGGTAAGAATGTAAGTATGAGTGTTGCAGTTAGGTTGAAGGATGATCGGATTTTTGTTGAAACTATAGATTGTCAAAATTTAAGAAGTGGTAATAATTGGATTATAGACTTTTTAAAAAGTGCTGATTATAAAAAGATAATAATTGATGGTGCTGGAGGTCAAAAAGCTCTTGAAGATGAATTAAAATATCACAAGATAAAAAGGACTTACTTACCAACAGTAAAGGATATAATCAATGCCAACTCGGTATTTGAACAGGCTATATATCAAAAAACGATTAGTCATAAAGGGCAGCCTTCGTTACGTAAGGTTGTAACTAACTGCGAAAAACGTAATATTGGTAGTAATGGTGGTTTTGGATACAAATCGCAATTTGATGATATGGATATATCGTTGATGGATAGTGCTTTATTAGCGTTTTGGGCTTGTAATTCAGTCAAGCCTAGGAAAAAATCAAAAGTTAGTTATTAGCTAACTAAAAATTAACCGAACGGGCGGGTTAACCCGGGAAAAGGAGATATTAAAAATGTCAGAATTTAAAGTAATTGAAACACAAGAGCAATTAGATGAAGTTATTAAAAAGCGTTTAGAACGTGAAAAAGCAAAATATGCTGATTATGATTCTCTTAGTGAAAAAATTCAAAATTTAGAGGCGGAAAAATTAAACTTACAGGGTATTATTGAGAAGAATAAGGAGTCTGAGGAAGTTTCAAAAACACGAATAGCTGAATTAGAGAAAACAATTGGTAGTTGGGAGTCTAAGGCTTTAAAACAACAAGTTGCTATCAAGTACAATTTACCATTTGAGTTAGCAACAAGACTTCAAGGTGATACTGAGGAAAGTTTAAATGAAGATGCTGAACGCCTAGCGTCATTAGTTAATGTTTCGAAAAGTGTTGTTACACCTTTAGCTGATGTTGAAAGTAAACAAGTTGGTGGTGTTGACGGTGCTTGGAGAGATTTAGTAAAAGGATTAAAATAAAAATAAATATATTTAAGGAGAATTAAAATATTATGACAGAAAGCAAAGCAACAAAAAAAGGGACATTATTCAGTCCAGAATTAGTAACAGACATTATGAGCAAGGTTACAGGTCATTCAACACTTGCTAAATTATCGACTCAGCAACCAATTCCATTTAGTGGTGCTGAACAGTTCGTATTTAACTTAGATGGAAATGCTCAAATAGTAGGTGAGGGTGAACAAAAACAAGCTGGAGTAGCTACAGTAACATCTAAAATTATTAAACCATTAAAGTTTGTATATCAAGCTCGTATCACAGATGAATTTATGTTAGCGTCTGATGAAAAGAAACTAAACTATTTACAATATTACGCTGAAGGATTTGCAAAAAGAATAGCTGAGGCATTCGATATTGCGGCATTACATGGTTTAGAGCCTAAGTCATTAACTAACGGTACTTTTAAAGATACGAACTCATTTGATGGGTTAGTAACTGGAAATGTGGTAACATTTGCAGCTGCTACAGTAGATGATAACTTAGATGCGGCCGTTCAAACAATTATCGCGGATGGTAAAGAGGTAACTGGAATTGCCTTATCTCCATTAGCGGCTCAATCATTATCTAAAGTAAAAGATAAAAATGGTGTATCATTATATCCAGAGTTTAAAATGGGTCAAAAACCTGAGAACTTCTTTGGTTTAGATTTAGATATTAATAAAACTTTAGCGGTTAAGAAAGCTGATGGTGGTAAAGCTGACCATGCAGTAGTTGGGGATTTCCAAAATGCGTTTAAATGGGGTTATGCTGAAAATATCCCAATGGAAATTATCGAGTACGGTGACCCAGATGGTTCTGGTCGTGACCTTAAGGCTTATAACGAAATTTGCTTACGTGCTGAGGCTTACATTGGATGGAGTATCCTTGATGAAAAAGCATTCGCTCGTGTAGTTGAGGCTTAGTCATGAAGACTTACATAAATAAAGAAACAGGTGTCGTAATAACAACGGAGAGTGAATTAAGTGGTGATTGGGAGTTAGTTGAAACTACTGAAAAACCTAAAACTACACAAAAACGTAAAGTTGATAAAAACGAAACTGTTGAAGAATAGGTGGTGTTTAAATGGTTGAATTAGAACCATTTGCTACCATTGATGATTTAAGTGTACTTTGGAGAGCGTTAGAAAGTGACGAAGAGGAACGTGCTGAGGAACTGTTAAATACAGTTTCTCACGTTCTACGTGTTGAGGCTAAAAAAGTCAAGAAAGACCTTGATTTGATGGTAAAGGCAGATGAAAGTTATGCTTACGTGGTTAAATCGGTTTTAATTGACATAGTAGCTAGGACATTAATGACTTCTACTAGGCAAGAGCCAATGACTCAATTTTCAGAGTCAGCCTTAGGGTATTCTGTATCAGGCTCATTTTTAGTTCCTGGTGGTGGGTTATTCATAAAAGATAATGAGTTAAAACGTTTAGGGTTAAAAAGACAAAGATTTGGAGTTATTGATTTTTATGGGGTTAATTAAAGGAATTGATATTGTATTAATTGATAAAATTCAAAACGGTGTAGATGGGTTTGGTAGTCCAATTTTTGATGAAGTTGAAAAAACTATAAAAAATGTACTAATTGCACCAGCTACAACAGATGATGTTGTTAATAGTGTTAATTTAACTGGAAAAAAGGCGGTCTATGTTATAGGCATCCCTAGGGGTGATCGCAACGTTTGGGAAAATAAAGAAGTAAGATTTTTTGGCGAACGTTGGAAAACAATTGGGATTGCACAACAAGGTATTGATTCAATGATACCATTAGATTGGACTAGAAAGATTATGGTGGAAAGATATGCTTAAACGGTTTGTTTTAAAACGTACAAGTGTAGCTAACTTAATGAAGAGTCCTGAAATGGTGGCAGTGCTTGAGGAAAAAGCAAAAGCTGTTGAGGAACGTGCTGGTTCTGGTTATGAGGTTAGTACAGTAATTGGTAAGAGAAGGGCAACAGTTGGTATTAAAACAAAATCTCGCAAAGCCGTGCGTGATAATAAGAAAAATAATACTTTGTTGAAGGCTTTACATGAATGATTGAATTAGTTGTTTTAAATTATTTAAAAACAAAATTGGATATACCTGTGGTCATGGAACACCAACCAAATTTACCTAAACGTTATGTACTACTAGAAAAAACTAGTAGTAAAAGAGATAATTTATTAAAATCGTCAGTAATTGCAATTCAAAGTTACGCCGAGTCGTTATATGAGGCGGCAAAATTAAATGAGAAAATTAAAGATATAATAGACCAATTGGTATATGTTGATGAAGTTTCAGGTGTTAAATTAAATAGTGATTATAACTATACGGATACAGAAACTAAACAATATAGATACCAAGCGGTATTCGATATAAAACATTATTAAAGGAGATAAACAATATGGCAGATGTACAAAATGTTACTGCAGCAAAACCGAAGATTGGTGGAGCTATTTATTCAGCACCTTTAGGGACAGCTTTACCTGAGGATGCAACAACAAAATTAAATGTAGCGTTCAAAGCGTTAGGGTACGTTTCAGAGGATGGTTTAACGAATGAAAACACGGCTGAAACAGAAAACTTAAAAGCATGGGGTGGAGATATTGTTGATACAGTTCAAACTGAAAAATCAGATACATTCACTTACACTTTAATTGAGTCGTTGAACGTTGATGTATTAAAAGAGATTTACGGATCGGATAACGTTACAGGTGATGTAACAACGGGTATCACAATTAAAGCCAATGCAAAAGAGTTAGAACAACATTGTGTTGTTATCGAAATGATACTTAAAGGTGGTATTCTTAAACGTATCGTTATCCCTAATGGAAAAGTAACAGAGGTTGGGGAAATTACATATACTGATTCAGAGATGGTTGGCTATGAAACAACATTAAATGCATTCCCGGATGCTAATGGAAATACGCACTACGAGTACATTAAAAAAGGAACAGTTTAATAGGAGGTAGAACATGAAAGATTTGGTTGGAGTAACTAAGAGTGGGTTTGCTTACTCAATTCCTGTGAATAATTTAAACAACTATGAGTTAGTTGAAGTGTTAGGGGAAATGGAGGAAAACCCATTAGTATTACCGAAAGTTCTAAAATTACTTTTAGGTGAAGAACAAACAAATAAATTAAAAAATCATCTTAGAGAGAAAGATGGTACAATTAACACGGAAAAAATCACAAAAGAATTACAAGATATATTTGAGGCTCAAGCTAGGTTAAAAAACTAGTCGTCCTCGCTGGTATGTTAAAGTTTGATGAAGATGCAGTTATATGCGACTTAGCTGAAACATACGGAATTTACGATTATAGAAATATGCCACCATTAAAGGTGGCTATTTTTTGTGGTGGGTTAAGAGATAACGCAAGGATAATGTTAAAGATGTCAGGTCAAAAAGTTAAGTTGGATTCAATGTTGTTAGCATCTATTGTTGATAGATTGGGTATTTTGATTTGGTCTAAGACTAAAGACGGTTCGAAAGGTCGTAATAAACCTAAGTCGATTCTTGAAAGTATCAATAAACCACCGAAGGTAAATGAAGGTGTAGCTTTTGAAACTAGCGAGGAGTTCGAGAAAATGAAAGATAAAATATTGAAGGAAGGGGGATAAACATGGCAACAGAAATAGGAAAGGCGTATGTCCAGATAATTCCTTCTGCTAAAGGTATTACCGAAAAGATTAAAAATGAGATAGAGCCGGGAGCAGCTCCTGCGGGAACTAGTGCTGGTAATGTTATGATGGGTGCTTTAAAGAAGACTATAGCAGCAGCGGCTATAGGTACAGTAATGAAGGATGCATTGTTAGAAGGTGGTAAACTTCAACAGTCGTTAGGAGGTATCGAAACTCTATTTAAAAATAATGCTGATACGGTTAAGCAGTATGCGAATGAGGCTTATAAGACAACAGGTTTGTCTGCTAATGCCTATATGGAGAACGTAACAGGTTTTAGTGCGAGTTTATTAAAATCTTTAGGTGGTGATACTGCGAAAGCAGCCAAGGTTGCGAATATGGCAATGGTGGACATGGCTGATAACTCTAACAAGATGGGGACATCTATGGAGTCTATTCAAATTGCTTATCAAGGTTTTGCTAAGCAAAACTATGGTATGTTAGATAACCTAAAACTCGGTAGAAAAACCATAGCCGAGTATAAACCTAGTGAAAACGGTGAAACTCTAAGATTAGCGGCTTAGACAATACCGTGCCAAGCCTAGAAATTGGAAGGTGTAACGACTATCGAAACAGAGAAACAAGGGTTTTTCAATGGATTAGAGTAGACTCAAGTGAGTCGAAGCGCTAGGGTACATTTAGATGTGCAAGATATAGTCTAATCTTTAAGGTGACTTAAAGCAGCCTTTAAGGCGGTTACAATTTAACGAATTGTAACGAATGGGTACTGTATGGTGGTTCCCGAAAAGAAATGGAGCGACTGTTAGCAGACGCTCAAAAATTAACAGGTGTCAAATACGACATTAATAATTTAAGTGATGTATACGAGGCAATTCACGTAATTCAAGGTGAGTTAGGAATAACAGGAACAACAGCAAAAGAGGCAGCAACAACCTTACAAGGTTCGTTTGCGTCTATGAAAGCTGCTTTTACTAATTTGTTAGGTAAATTAGCATTAGGTGAGGACATCCAACCCTCATTAGAGCAATTAGGTCAAACTGTATCAACTTTCTTAGTTGGTAACTTACTACCTATGATTGGTAACTTGTTAAAAGGTGTTCCTGCATTAGTCTTTGGGGCATTAGGTGGAATAGCTGATAAGCTAGAAGGTGTTTTAGGAAAAGAAACTGTTGGAAAAATAAAAACAATTTTGAACGGTATTCGAGGTGCTTTCGAGGGTGTAATTGGCTTTTTAACGGGTAGTTTGTCTAAAGAAGGTGCTATAGACTTAATGAAGTCTTTTGGTATTGATGAGGGAACTGCTAGTAACATAATTAACGGTTTCGAGAACATAAAAAGTGCATTAAGTACTATGTATGAAGCTTTAAAAAATGTGGCGAGTGGTGTTTTAAATTTTATTCAAGATTTGCTTGGTGTAAATGATACTGCGGGGGTTGCGGAACGCTTAAGTGCTGGTTTTGAAACACTGTCTGGTTGGGTTAAAACAGCGGCTGAAATTGTGAGAAGTTTGACTAATTATTTTAGAGAAAATGAAACAGCAGCAACAATTTTGAAAGTTATATTATCGGTGTTAATTGGATTATTCTTATCGTTAAAAGCGGCTAATGGGGTTACAAATCTAATTGATAAGGTTAAAAATGCTGATACAGTTATGAAGGTGTTTAAAGGTACAGTTAGCGGATTGCAGTCTGTATTTAATCTTCTTAAACCGGCAGTTGCTGGCTTTTTTAACATATTAATGGCTAATCCGATGATATTGTTAGTAGCAGCAATCGCAGCTGTCGTAGCTGGTTTAATATATTTCTTTACACAGACTGAAAAAGGTAAACAGATATGGTCATCATTTGTTGAGTTTTTAACAACTCTTTGGAATGGTGTCAAGGAGTTCTTTAACGGTTTATGGGAAGGTATAAAAACTACAATAGAAACAGTTTGGAATGGAATTAAGGAGTTCTTTAGTGGTTTATGGTTAGGTATCAAAACAACGGTCGAAACAGTTTGGAATGGCATTAAGGAGTTCTTCAGCACCCTTTGGGAAGGAATTAAGACAACAGTTGAGACTGTTTGGAACGGGATAAAAGAGTTCTTTAGTGGTTTATGGTTAGGTATCAAAACAACAGTCGAAACTGTTTGGAATGGTATTAAGGAGTTCTTTAGTACCCTTTGGGAAGGAATTAAGACAACGGTTGAGACTGTTTGGAATGGCATTAAGGAGTTCTTTAGTACCCTTTGGGAGGGTATTAAAACAACAGTCGAAACAGTATGGAACAGCGTAAAAGAGTTCTTTAGCACAACTTGGGATAGTATTAAATCAACTGTAGAAACGGTATGGAATAGCGTAAAAGAGTTTTTCTCAACTACGTTCAATAGTATTGTAGAAACAGCAACTAACATTTTCAACGATTTTAGTGCATTCTTATCTAGTCTTTGGGAGTCGATAAAAGAGGCTGTTAGAAGTGGCTGGGAGCGCATAAAAGAAACAGTAAGTGATTTAATAAAAGGTATCGTTGAAGGTGCCGAAAGAGCTTGGGAAGATTTAAAAGAAGGCGTTAATAGAGCCGTTGAAAGAGTAAAAGAGTCCTTTTTTGGCTTAAAAGATATTAACCTTTGGGATGCCGGCTGGGAAATCATTACTGGTTTCTTAAATGGTTTAAAACGAGCTTATGATAACGTTAAAGAGTTTATAGGTGGTATTGCTACATGGATTCGCGACCATAAAGGACCGATTGAATATGACCGTAAACTGTTAATACCTGCTGGTAATGCTATTATGGAAAGTCTTGATAAAGGGCTGAACGATAAATTCAAAGTAGTAAAAAATACAATCAGTGGTATGGCTGATGAAATCAATAAAGAGTTTACTCAAGAAATGACTGACATTGAGCTTGGTAGTATAGTATCGAGAGATTTAAGTATGGATGCCTTTGGTATGGCTGATTTTTCAATGGAAGATAAAAATAGTGAAGTTATTAACGCATTGAATGTAGTACAAGGTTTATTAGAGAAAATCTCCAACAAAGATAATAATACTTACCTTGATGGTGAGGTCTTAGCTAAGAACTCATATGATAGACAAATGACTTTTGTAAGAAGGGAGGGTATCTAAAATGTTAAAAATAAATGGAATTGAATTTAATTCAGATGACTATCTATTAACTGATATGGGCGATATCCAAACTGCTAAAAAGAAGGTTGTTGAAACAGTTGATATATATGGTGCGAATGGTAGCTATGTTGTTCATGATGAAGGTTATGAAAGCTCTGAACGAGAGCTTAAAATTTCAGTTAAAGAGTTTGAAAAGATTTCGAAATTGAGGTCAGCATTTAATGATTTTGATAATATATTAGAGTTTGATTATATATCAAACTCTAAATATATTGCTAATTTCATTGAAATGAAGTATGCAAGGCAAGGTAAATCTAGGTGGTTAGTTATTCTTAAACTTGTATTCGACCCATTTAGATATGCGTTAGATTCAGGTGTGGTAACTTTAGGTGCTAATGGAAGTATTGAAAACATAGGTGATGTATTTTCAGAACCGATTATTGAAATTGAAGGTACTGGAGATGTAACACTAACGATAGGCGACCAAGTTATGGTGCTTAAAATAACTGGTAATAAGGTCAAAATTGACTGTAGACATAAAAAGCAAAATATATACGATAATAACGGATATCCTAAGAACTCTTGGAGGGTACGTGGTGGTTTCTTTGAGATTCAACCTGGAACTCAAGGTGTTAGAACAATAGGAAGTGTGTCAAAAGTTAAGATTAATGGAAATTGGAGGTGGCGTGTGTGATTTATCTAAAGGAGGGGTTAACCCCTCTTAATTCAGTATATAGTGATGAAATAGTGCATGAGGGTAACAGTACTTATCAATTAAGTTTTAAGTTTCCTGTGAAAGACCCTTTGTGGAAATCGTTAAAGGAAGAAACGCTATTAGTCGCTGATGATTTACACGGCGAGCAAGAATTTGTGATATTTGAGGTTGAAAGGCAACACACTTATATTACTGTTTATGCAAACCAAGTAGCTACATTGTTGAATAATTATGCGATTACTGAAATTAGCGTTAAAAACGCTAATGGAACAAGAGTAATGGAGCAATTAGCAAGGTCAATTATTAGAACTCACGATTTCATCTTTTCAGCTGATATTTCTTCATTACATACTTTCAATGTTAAAAATGTAACTGCCGCAGAGGCTCTATTTAAGGATGCACATTCGATAATGGGTCAATGGGGTGGTGATTTAATTCGTGATAAATATCGAATTAAATTACAAAGTAATGGTGGTACCGAAAAAGAGGCTCTATTCATGTATAAGAAGAACCTAAAGGGGTATCAACAAAAGAAATCTATTAAAGACTTAAGAACTCGAATTCACTTCACTAAAACAATTCCAGCTGAGGCTGAAGGTGGTGAAGAAAGGGTTATAAAAGCAACAGTTGATAGTCCATTAATTGATAAATATAAATACATATATGAGGGTAACTTAGAAGTAAATGATCAGGATGTAGTAGATTTACAAGGTTTAGTAAAATACGGTCAACAGTATTTTAAAAATACGTTATGTGATTTAATCGAGGATACTATTGAAATAGAGGTTATTGGAAAACCTGATGTACCAGTCAAGATATTTGATACGGTAACGGTATTCCATGAACGCTTTGGGTTAGATGTTAAGAAAAAAATTACAAAGTATACGTATTCTCCAATGCGTAAGAAGTTAAAAACTATAGGATTTGGTGCTATTCAACCTAGCTTTGGTACAGCTGTGGCTAACATGGTTCGTGATGCTGTAAATGAAAAAATTGAAACATCTGTAGATGCCTTTAAAATTCAAAAGAATTTAGCTGGTATTTTGAAAAAAGATAAAGCTGACTTAGAGACTAAGATGAAAGACTTAGAGGAAGCGTCTAAAGCCAATTTAGAGGTCAAAAAAGCATTTTTTGATAAAGATAGTGATGTACCTGAGGAGGTACGTTCAAAGATATTTGCAGCGGTTGAGGCAGATATTGGTAAATTGAAAACTATCATAACAGAGGCTGAAATGATAGATGCAATTCAAGCGCGTTTGAATTTTGCAAAAATCAAAAATGCGGTGATAGATAAGGCTTTTATCAACGAAATAGTGTCGAATGAGACATTTCGACAAGAGTTCGAGGCTGGAGAAGTAACAACGCAAAATATCTTTACAAAGATGAAAGATGCTATTCATAGTAGCATTAGAAAAGACTTTGTAACAGCTGAAGGCGTTAAGGCTATCGTGAATGACTTAAAGATAGATGCCGATGGTATTAGAAAAGTCAGTCAAGAGGTTGCTACAAAGGTTTTTGAGAATAAAAAAGAGGAATTAAGGGGTGTAAGCTCATATATGCATGTAGCATATGCTAACAACCCACAAGGTGTTGGTTTCAGTACAGAAAATTCACAAGGTATGTCTTACATTGGTATACATATAAGTGATAGTCCAGCTGTACCCATGACTAAAGAGGGTTATAAATGGATAAAAATTCAAGGTGATGCTGGGGTAAGTAACTATATGCATGTTGCTTATGCAGATAGTGAAGATGGTTCAGTTAGATTTAGTACTGGAGATAGTGCAGACCTTGAATACATTGGTACTTACACAAGTGCTGACCCACTTCCAAGTCAAAACCCACGTGATTATAGGTGGTTAAAGGTTAAAGGTGATGATGGTGTTAACACTTATGTTCACATAGCTTATTCAAATAACCCGGATGGTCACGATATGAATTTTGAGCCTAACTCAAAATATATGGGTATTTATACGGGAGAAAGTCAAATAGCTCCAGCAGACCCAAGTGAATATGTATGGAGTCAGATTAAAGGTGCTGATGGTGCTAGAGGTGCTGATGGTCGAGATGGTCGTGATGGTAAATCAGCTCCGAATTTCAACTTATTACTAAAAACTGAAATACCAGATTCGAGTGCTTACACATTGAATGGTGCTAGTCCTAAGATTATAACTAATGATTATAACGGTCGTAATTCACTAGAAATTAACAATAATGGGTTACGAGGTAATGCTTGGAAAGGTATTTCCTTTAACAGCTCTAAAAGAGAGTTTAAAAAAGGTGATAAGATAGTAATTCGACTACCTATTTATATTTATGATGATGTAACAGTCGATGCTGGTATGCATTTGGCTCTTAAATCGCATGTTGGTAATAGACAAATGGCTGGATTTAACTTAGATAGCGGAACACCAAGAAATCAATGGGTTGTTAAAGAATTTACGCATATTGTACAAAATGATTTCACCTCAGCTGGTGATAACTTATTCTACATATTCACAACAAAAAACGGTCATTTCAAAGTTGCAGAACCTTACATGGCTTTAGGTGATACTGTACCTAGTGAATGGATGCCACACGTAAGTGAATTAAAGGCTCATTCATTGACTGCTAATGCTCGAATTGAGGGTACTTACGAGGCTAGTACTGTTAAAGGTCTAAAATTCATAGTTGATGTATTTTATGACGGTAAGCGTTTGGATAGGGGGTTCATTCTTGAGGGTACAATTTCAAGTGGTGGTTTAATTGGGTCTGGTTCTAGGGTTCTTACATACAATACTTTAGGGGAGGTTACTAACGTTTTTGTTCCCGAGGGGCGTAAAACGGATGGGACACCAATAACGGCTAATTTTTTCGTTACGTACCAAGGATTGAATACAACGTGTTTCGCTAGATTAGATAACTTGCCAGATACTGAATTGATAAAAGAAGTTGTTAAAAAATACAGCACTTTCGAACATACTTTGGAAAAATTCAAATCAGAAGTTGGAGAGAAGGTTGAAAAGCAATATCGATTAGCGGTAAGACGTAAAAACTTACTGAAAGATAAGTCAAAAAACGGGTCAGATTTAAGATTTAATTCAGATAATGGTAATTTTGAGGAAGGAAAAACATACACATTAATTGCTGATATTCGAGGTTTTCAACCTGACAAACAAGGTCGAATTTATACAAGTAAAGAGAGTTTAACGCAACCTTTGAGTTTTGGAACTAACTTTTTCGTTTTCAAATCATCATCTACTAGGAGTGATGTAAATATAGACCTTTTAGGTGATAATACAAAATTGAAGAATGTTGAGGTTTGGGAAGGTGATTTTAGAGAGAGTATTGACAAAGATGTGTTCGATGTGATTGCTGGTGGTAGTGGTAAGATATTAACGTTAAAAACGACTAAAAAAGCAAGTGTTGGGCAGTACTATAAAGTAGTTTTCGATACTAATCGAGATATTAAAGGTGCAATTGCCTTACCTGTTGAGGATTACGTACTGCAAGCAAATACTGAGGGTAATATACCAGATGGTATTTACACTAAATTGAAAACTAACGATAATGTCCTATATTACAGAACGGATGGTACAAACGTTAGTGGTTGCGATGTAATCAACCTTGAGTTTACTGAAAATGTTACAAGATTTGACCTTACTAAAATTAGGGTCTATGAAATTAACATTGGATTAACTTATGGTAGTAACAACGAAACGTTAGACTTAACATCATTAATCAACCAGTCAAAAGACGAAATACAATTAAAAGTGGCTGAAACGTTATCTGATAAGTACATGACAAAAGAGCAAGTCAGCAGTGAAATTAAACTTTTGAAAAACAAAGTAGAAACAGTTGTTACTGATGGTAACTTTGGTACTAAATTAACACAAAATGCTAATTCAATAAGATTGGCTTGGAATAATATTTCTAAATATTTACAGTTTGAAGATAGTGGGTTAAATTTTTATGATGGTGCAATTAAAAAAGACAAGTTACGTAGTAGATTGGATGAAGATGGTTTCTTCTTTTGGCGAGATGGGTATTATTTAGGAAGTGTATTGACAACTGCTTATAATAAAGATGCTACGAAAAAAGGTCTAAACTTTAACTTGGAGAATGATGGTTCATTTATGGGGTGGGCATATCGAGATAACCCTAAAGATACGAATCCGGTTTGGAAATGGGTTTATGCATCTAAGGCTTTTGGTGATTTTGACAGAAATACACTTAACGCTGGTTGTGATATTAATATGAACAACTATCATTTAAGAAATGTTAGTCTTGAGTTAAGAGATTTAAACATTGAAGAAGGGAAAGACATTGTAATTAGGTGTGCGTTACCTGTAAGTATAGGTGATGATGGTACGGTACAAAGGTGGCATCCTGATTGTTACTTAAACTTTAGAGAGGGTATTTTACAGGATGTTCGAATAGAGTAATATAGGAGGTTAAATAGATGGAAAGCAAAATAGCAACAGCTCAAGCTGAAATAATTAAATTTATTGAAATAACTGCGAGGGAGTACCAACTCCCACCATTTGTGGTGGTTGGTATCTTGTCAGGCTTGACAAGTGATTGGAGAGCTAAGGAGTTAGTTCAGGTAGTTGAGTCATATAATGGGGTAATTCAACAATTAAATGAACAATTACAAAAAGGAGATGAAAAAGAAGATGTACACAATTAATTTTAAAGATAAAATTTTCGAAGAAAATGGTGTGGTGAAGCAAACAAGGGTACAAATTCAGGATGGAATGACTACAATTACCAGGGTCTTAAAAGGTGATTTAAGTGCTGTAGAAGATGAATTACTTGTGACTAAGGTACTTGAGCAATTCTATCAAGAAACTTTCCCAAATCGAGCTGAAAATGAGCGATTTGAGAAGTTGGATGAAAAATTGAAGTTAGTAGATGAAAAATTAGCTAAACTTGATGAAGTCAAGAAAGAACTTGACATTACTCAAGGGTCTTTAATGGACTTAATTACACAAATGAGTGGTTCAATTCAAACGGGGGGTGATTCGCATGAAAGCGATGAAACAACTGAAATCAACGATAAAGGAGGTGAGCATAATGATGGCAATGCTATTCGCAATTAATATAGCTAAAGGTCGCCGTACTTTTAAACAAGTTCCTAAGTTTCTAAAAGAAAAAGTTAGAGAATGTTTAATCGATATGGAGTTAGAACATTTAGCGGTTGAATAATTAAAGAGAGCGATTAAAATCGCTCTCTTTTTATATAAATAAATAGAAAGAGGAGAGTGTAAATGCACATTACATTAGATGAATTTATAACAAGATATTACGAATTATTAGGAGATGTATATATCCATGTGTTTGCTGCGGTAATTCTGTTAGATATACTAACAGGTTTAGGTAAGGCATGGGTTACTAAATCTTTAAATTCGACAATTGGAAGAAGGGGTGTGTTGGAACACCTGTTAGTAATGGTGTTGGGTATTTCGTTGTACCCTTACCTGAATTTAATTGGTTTTGACGAAATAGCAAAAGGTTTTGTTATTTTCTTTGTGGCGAGTTATGGGATATCTGTAGTTGAAAACTTAGCTGAAATAGGAGTACCAATTCCTAAATGGGTTAGAACACGCTTAGAAAAAATTCGAGATGCTTTTGATGATGATAGTACTGGTGGTGGTAAGTAATGAAAAAACTTATTAAGTTGTCTTTTAAAAACACGTCTTCGATTCGAGAAATCGAAGACTCTTATAGCGAGGTCTATTCTCATGACAGAAATAATGGTAATTTTGAATTTAAGGTACAAGATGAGGCGTTAACGGATGAAAGGGTTATTGCTTTATTTAAGTTTTTGAAAAGTAAGAAAGTTTGGAAAACTGAAGGGCTTGTTGAAGAAGGTGTTATCAAAGTTAAATTTGATAACACTTTAATTACACGAGATGAACCAGTTGTTTGCTACTTATATTTGGATGGATCGGAAGTTGATTCTGATGTATTCAAATTTAAGTTTGATGTAAAACTTTCAGAAATTGACAAAGTAAAAGATTTGCCGGAAAAAGAACGTTACTTTAAAAACTCAATAGTAGTGGATCGGGTTGATGTGTTGACGAGAGATTTGTTAGATGAAGAAGTTGCGGCACTTAAGAAAGCATTTATTGTTAAAGATGATTTAACAGACTTAGTTAGTCAGAAGGCTTTAACACAGGCAAAAGCTGATGTATTAAAAGAGGTTAATAATTTAGGGTTTATAACTGAACACCAAGACTTGAGTGGTTATGCAAAATCGACTGAAATACCAGATATAAGTGGGTTTGTGAAAGATACAGCTTTAGAAACTTTAAAAACTGAAATCTTGAAAGAGGTGGATGATGAAGGGTTCTTAAAGCAACATCAAAGTTTAGAAGGATTACTAACTAAAGATGCGTTAGATAAGAAACTTGAGGAGGTGGTATCGCAGATACCACAACCTAACTTAAATGATTATGTAACAACTAATGATTTAACTGAAAAACTGAAATCTGTAGCAACTACAAGTGCCTTAAATAATAAGTTGAACAAATCAGAATTTGAAGATTTCAAAACAACGTTAAATACTAGTGGTGGAAGTGAGTTAAGGGGGAATGGAGCGCCTTACGGTAAATCAACTAGAATTGGTACTATCTATGTCGATGAAGATGCAACAAATGGTGCAGTTAGATGGTTAAAAACTAAGGATTCGTGGAAAGTGATTGATGGGGATACTGGTTGGGTTGATGTTCCTGTTAAGAATGTTCAACCTAACACAAAAATGCAATTAAGACGAATTAACAATTTAGTACACGTAAGATTTTTTAATGAGTTAGCTGAAGGTTTAGCAAAATTCGCTGATTTGTATAATACAGACCCAACTACACATTACCTTACAATTTTTAAAGGTTTAGCGTCGTTTGGGTGGCGACCGACAACACCGTATGTACAAGTGATTTTTTCGGAAGTAAGTCAAGGTGGTACCGATTATGCTTACAACACCTCTCATTCTCCACAACCTTATTTGAGAATGAGGGTTGTTGGAACCGGTTTAAATGTTGATATGCAACTTGACGAATTTTCTGTAACAAATAACAATTTCGGAGTTTACATCAATTCATTTAGTTATTTAACTGATGATGATTGGCCGACTAGCTTAAATATTATTTAGAAGGGAGGTGACTTTAAATGATAAATTGGAAGGTAAGGTTTAGAAACAAGAGGTTTATATTAGCCTTAGCTAGTGCTTTACTATTGGTTGTTCAAGTGGTGGCTAAAGTGTTTGGTATTCAGTTAAATGTCAATGCTTTAAACGAAAATTCAGTTGAATTAATCAATGCAGTTTGTGGGGTATTGACAATATTAGGAGTTGTAACTGACCCAACAACTGAAGGGTTAGGAGATAGTGAACGTGCCTTAGGGTATGAACGTCCTGTGGGAGGTAAATAAACGATATTTGCTATCAATTAAGTTCGATAGTCGAAAAAACTTTATTATAAAAATTTTTAAGCTTTAAAACAGTTGTTATATAAGGCTTTTAAGCACTTAAATTTTGTTAAAAACGAAATTTTAGTGAGAGTTATGTTTAGAGGGTGTAAAAACCCTCTGAACGTTGTTAAATCACACTTCTTAAAATCAACAATTTTTTAGACATTTTAAAACAACGTTGTTATATCAACGTTTCAAAACAAAAATCAAAGGTTTTAATGGAGTGTGAGTTTGGATTATGTATAAATAACAAAGACATTTAAAATTCAGGAGGAAACAAGAAATGGTAAGAACAGTAGATATAGTGAATGAAGCGAAACGTATTGCAAACTTAGGAGTTGGGGTTGACCAAGATGGAGCATATGGAACTCAATGTGTTGATATGCCAAACTACTTATCAGTGTTATTCTTTGGTAAGACATTATGGGGGAATGCGATTGACCTATTAAATAGTGCAGCTAGTTTAGGCTATACTGTTGAATATAATGAGGTTGGCAATGTAAATAGCAAGCCAAGAGCTGGTGCAGTATTCGTACAAGATACGACATATATCGCGGGTCATAGCTACGGTCATACAGGTGTTGTTTACGAAGATTCAGATGGTTATACTCTAAAAACTATCGAACAAAACGTTGATGGCAATTGGGATGCATTATATGTAGGAGGACCTGCTAGATATGTTAACCGAGATTTTAACGGAATAGTTGGTTGGTTCTATTTCCCAGTTGATGACACAGCAGCTAGTAACCCAGTAACGACTGACTTATTCGAGTTAGATAAACCAAGGGTATTCACGGTTGGTGTTGATGTATTAAACGTGAGGTCAACTCCGTCAACAGATGCTGAGGTAGTAGCAACATATGAAAACGGAGAGGAGTTTAACTACACACATTATTGCTATGCTGATGGGTATGAATGGATATCATATGTGAGCCATAGTGGAGAAAGAAGATATGTGGCTAGTATGGAATTAGAAAGTGGAACTGATTATGGAACTTGGAGGTTCTATTAAGATATAAATATGGATGTTTAAAAATTTTTTAAACCCTTGATACAAGCCCCTTAGGTAACACTAGGGGGCTTTTTTTAGTGAGAGTTAGGTTTAAAAGATGTAAAAAGGTGTGGAAGCCTGATTTAATGCCATTCCCAGACCCAACACAAAAGTAAGCAAAAGCTAAGAACCCTTGGTATTAACCTTTTTTAAAGTTTATAAAGGTAGTCAGAGTTTGTAACGTAAGTCTATGAGGGGGTATATAAATAACTCTAAAAAGATGAACGAAGTGAACATTGAATATTGATGAAGGGTATATAACTAAAAGAACAGCTGGGTGGGGTGTGAGGGTTTTAGGTTTTGGTATTTAGGGTTTAGTAAAAAGGGTATAAGTGAGTAAAAGAGAGGAGGTCAAGCACCTTCTCTCTTTTTTTCGTTAATGGCTTAAGCCAGTTGAGGAGGCAAAGTCTCCGAAACAAAAAACCACCCACTATGTGGGTACGAGATTTTAGAGAGGTTTAGAAAAGACGGAAGGAAGTGAATAGTTTTATAAAATTTTAGTTTACTTGAATAAAGTCTTGTGTTATACTTTTAGTATAGACTAGAGGAGGGAATAAATATTTTGGAGTTGACTAACAAGCAGGAAAAGCAACTAGGTCAGACGCGGTGGTTTCATGCTACATTATGGAGACATTTAGAATCCTTAAAAAAAGGAATCGATGTTAAATTTAATTTAGGGAGTGAGCTAGACTTTGGACCTGGTTTCTATATCACGCCTGACTTTGAACAAGCTAGAAAATTTATTAACAAGCAAGTTGAAGTATTAAATCAAAGCACTTCTAATAATAATAATATTTTTAACTCAGAAGAAGAAGAAGGAATTATAGTAGAATTTCGTATTTCAAATTTTATAGAAATTTTTAAGAACCCTGACTATTGTTGTCACTATTTTGCAAAACATAAAAAATCAGAGTCAGATTTAGATTTTGCGGAATTTGTCGTTCAAAATCGGGAAAATCCAGATGAATTACAACACTATTTTGATTTTATCTATGGTGTTCAGACTGATGACAATCCAACCCAAGCTTTAGCTCGTTTTCGTCAGAAGGAAATTACAAAAGAAGAAATGCTTGCTGAGTTTAGAAAACCCTATTCTTTTAAACAATTATCCATTCACAACCAATCTTTTTGTGATATAATGAAAATAGAGAAGGTTTATCAATCAAAAACAGGAGAGGAGTTACAAAAATGGCAGTAG